AGGGTAAGAGCTAATGTCCTCACTAATATTTTCCTTCGTAAAATTAATTGAATTCAACCAATCTTTCAGTTCCATAATTAAAAAGTAAAAGTTCCTTGCGTTTTTTTTGTTCACGCATATATTCACCTACTGATCTCATTGTGTAGGTAAGGTCAAATTCTGCGGTGCTCCAGTTTGAAAATCGTTCTTTGACCAATTGGTCGGAGTTGTAGGAGACAAGAGAGTCGAAAGAACAAGAATCACAATTAACGGCAAATAAATCGTGATCAAACCCTTTGTGCATACTCCCTTTTTTTCCGTAGAGGTTATCTTTGATGTCATATGGAGGATCTAAATACACAAATATTTTTTTGTCTATATCTTCTGTCATCAAATAATCATATGAATAATTACTAATCTTCCAATTTTTGATTATTTGGGAATATCCTTCTAGTTTTTCAATTCCTCGCATTGAGAAATTGGAGTCGGATGCTTGCTTTGAGAAGGAGGAGGATTCTGTGAGACCAGAAAAAGAACACTTATTGACAATATAAAAACTGATAGCACGCCATAAAGCGTCATTATTTGATTCATCGTTCAGATACTCCTTTGATTCTAAAAACAATCCTTTTGCAGATGAAGGATCAGGATGCCTAGACTTTAGTTCCTGTAGTTTATTTTTTATGTCTGGTCCAAATATTTGAAGTTGTTGCCAGAAATTTACAAGTGGTTCATATAGATCATTGACCCATATATTTAAATTAGGATACTTTTTAGTAATATGAATTGCTACACTACCACCACCAAGAAATGGTTCACGAAATTGATCATACTCTCGTAAATCAGGAAAGTATTGATCCATTTTAGCACAAGCACGCGACTTTCCGCCTGGATAACGAAGAGGAGTTTTGAAAGACTTCATCACACAATTAACCGTTTATCTTCTGGAGTAATAATTTTACTGCCATAAATTTCATTATACTTCTTTACGATGTTAGGATCAACTTCTGCAATATACACAATATGATTACGAGATACCGTAATCTCAGGTTTATCTTTATTGATAACCATTGCCCATGGTGCAAATCCAACACTTTGTCCAGTAGGAAGAACAACTAAACCATTCTTAATAGTTAAAGTATCACTATTATCAGAGATTACTTCTGCAACAACCTCTTCACCAGTAATAATACGTAGTAGTTTTACTTCAATCATAATGCATTACCATAGAGAGAATCGTCTTTGTGAAGGAGAACACCATCAACATTCCGAAATAATTGTTGCATATCAGTATGCAAAATACGATACCCAGTACCGACATACAATTGTCCAAGGACAACCGACACTGTAGCAGTTCCCCAAAAAATGTAGTACCACTTAGATTTTACTTGTGCTCTAGTCTTGGTTTTCATAATGTTTAATTAATCGTTCTGCTTGTTTTCTATCAATACCACAAGGGGCATTCTTAAGGCATCTAAGGATAACCTCATTATCGCATATGGTAGGTTTGATTGTAAACCCCCACTTATCAACTTTACCTTCAATAGGTGCTTCACATGGATCGAAATGTTTCATCACACAAATAAAAACTCCTGCCATTCGGGCACTTCAGTATATGATAGTGCAAACTGTACTTTATTATAGGGAGCAAAAGGTTTTCTTGCAAGTTTCATATTTGTTTGCTCAAGAAGTTTATCACCTTTCTTGACATTACACGATGAACATGCTATCACTAAATTTTCCCATACATCTTTTCCACCTTTTGAACGTGGGATTACATGATCTATTGTTAGTGATCTAGTTGCTCCACAATACTGACACTTATTATTATCCCGCTTGTAGATCATTGCACGAGATGGAGTTTGTGCAACAACTTTAGAAAAAGGAATACGAATATAATTAACCAATCTAATTACACGACTTGATAATGCTTGTGCTTTCTCTTTAAGAAGTAAAACAATAGCTCTTTTCCAATTTGTAACGTTGATTGGTTCGTAACTATTATTTAAAACTAGAATTTGTGTGTAAGGTGCAATAGGTAATTCATCACTCATACCTGCATCGCAATTATGACTATGTAGTTTTCTTTTTGCGACGTTTAAACTCATAGATTTTACCATAACGATTAGAGATTTTTACATCTTTGGGTTTGAAATCGTAACGTTCAAGATATTTTTCCAAGTGTTCTTTACATTCAAAGTGGCACACAGTAAGTGCAATACCTTTTACATTATGATTATCTTTATTAACTTCTAATCTCCATGGAAATGTTTCAAATGGAAAGTTAATGTGAAATTTGGTGTCAAGAATAGAAGATCGGATCATAGAAATCCCTTTTTTGATTGTGGTTTATCTAAAACATCAATATGTGAAAGAAATGCTTTTTGATTCCACCACATTAAAGCAGCATCTTCCCAATTTTCCATGACAACCGTATCACCAGTTTTACTCACCACTCTATAATGGTGGCGATCATACAATTCATCAGATGACAATGTAAAATACTGAGGATCTGTTCTTTCAATTAGTGCTGTCATTACTATCAGAATTGGGGGTGGGATAAGATATAATTATTCTTTCTGATAGTTCTCCTTTGGAGTTGAGTAGTGATTGTTTGTGCCAGGTTCCATTAACAATTTTACAGATGTTATCGAGTTGAATCTCCATCATGAAACGTGAAGTCTGTTTGTCCATCAATACCACCTTTTTGTTTTGAGATAGTTAAGAACTTCCTTACGAACGTCCATCAATTCATTATAGCACAATTGATTGTGAGCGCACTGACGAAGAGAGGGATCGGGTTTGATTACAGACTCAATAAAAATATCAAGTCCTCGATTCCATTTGTCTTGTTTGCTCTCATCGTTGGAAATTTGATTTTGATCCTTCATTTAAAACATTCCGGTGCAGATTCTTTCAATACATCAACAATTTCTTTGACTTCAAGTTGCGTTGCCCTGGAATCATTTTGTTTATATGTATCAACGTTGTCAATAAGACGGTTTACTTGAGCACAAGACAAAGACGCATAGAGTAATACATCAATCATTTGATAACCTCCCAGTGATCATCAGCATTTTCATTCATCCAAAAGAAGTATTTACCACTGATAGAAGCAAGAAATACTTTTCCATCGTCACGTTTTTCAACACGACAAGAGTGTAAAAGATCCATCTCATTAGCAAAACGATTCTTTGCCCTAGAGCTCTTGGGTTTGACGCAGATGAATTCAGTCTTCATAGTTTGTTGAACCTTCACAAAGGTATTATAGGGGAATTTAAGAATTTGTCAAGCAGTTAGATATTCAATATATTCGTTGTAAAGAATCTTCTCCATCTTTTCTGCTTCATGCTCCCATGGTTGATCTTCATAGGATAGGTAATCTGAATCTATATTTTTCCAATGTCTGACACCACGTTTATCACGGAGTGAACCATTTACGTGTTGCCATACATGCCAGAGCTCATGCAAAAGAACAGTGATGTATTGTTCTTCTCCGAGTGTTGTTTCCATTTCAATTAAAAAATCACGAGGACGATAATCACAGTCCATAACAGTACAGAATCCTAGTGCATGTTCGCGTTTAAGTCCTCTGTGAGCGACTGTAATGTCTAGATGGTGATAAGGCATGTGTTGATCCTTAAACCACTGCACCACCTTCTTACAGCGTCTTCTAGGTGCCTTTCCAGTAATGTCAAGATAAAGCATTGATTGTGACGAAAGTTACACGGGTTCCCCAGTTCATTAACCAGAAAAATGATGCGATAAAGATCAGTTTTTCAGTGGCAGTCATCCTCCTCCGTGTGTATGCACATATTATAAAACCCGTCAAGCAAAAACTTGACAGGTGTGTGACACTTATTTTTTTGTCCTTCTATGCTTTCACCAAGTCCATGATTCTATGTGATCTAGGTAATTATCATGTGATAGGTTAAAGGAGATAGAAATTCTATCCTCATCACTTTCATTTGGTTCTACTTCATGTTCCAACCATGTGGGGAAGAAAAGTAATAAACCTGCTTTAGGAACAATCCACTGATATTGACAATCATCAAAGTAATAATCATGTTCAGGTAGTCTGTGATGTAATATCCCTCTAGGATCCCAGAATCTTATGTTACCACTATTCTCAGGGACTTTCACATAATAAACACCAGATAAAAATACATTATTGCAAAGATGAACATGTCTACAGTTATAATCACCTTTTCTATTGATATTAACCCAATCATTAATTTTTAATGGAGGTAATTTTTTATCAACCCTTCTAGGTGTTTCATTAAGTATGACATCTTTAAACTTAGAA